ACAACCGCATCTTCGGCAGGAGCCGCAGTTACGTTGTTGTACTGACCGTTAGCTTCGTAGATAGCAGCACCTGAGACAGTGATAGTCGCAGCGTTAGCAGCGATAGTCACATCTTCAAGTACAGTGCCTGTCCATGGAACTTGGTTGCCAGCAGCATCAAGGATAGGCTCACGAGTTGCTACGTTCAGACGGTAAACGCCTGCGATAGTAACCATGTCGCCAGCTTTGATAGTACCAGTACCCAGACCGTCGAGAGACAGAACCTGAGTCATAGTGTCCTTAGCTGTAACGTAAGTTGCATCAGGAGCAGCAGCCAAAGCGCCTGCACGGTCAGTAGTAGAACCTGAAGTGTAGCTAGACAGAGCGTTAGATGTAAGAGCCATCATGCCGCCGAAGTTGCTAGAGATTTGCGCTTTTTCCCACGCTGTACGAACAAGGCCATCAGCCGCATTCAGACCGTTCTGAGCTGAAGACAGCGCAGTAGTGGTGAATGGGTTCATGATGTAGTACTTCTCGTCAGACATTGGAACGCCGACTGAATCCATCAAAGCACCAGCACCTGCAACGTCGCCCCAAGCATCAACGGCAGTGCCGTGAGTACCATACTTGAGTGAAGCGTTCTTGCGGATGTATGCGCCAAGATCAAGCTCCATGTCAGTCACAATGCGACGGGCCATAGGCTCAATGATTTGGTCGAGTTGATCTAGCTCAAGAGCTTCCTCAACATTGCCCCACTCAGTAGCGGCAGTGAAGTAGTCCTGAACTGTACCAGTTGCCTTACCTGCAATGATGTCGCTCTTAGTGCTTGAGCTGATGTCACCACCAGAAGTACGGATGCTGTTGTAGTCGTGAGGACGCTTGAAGTCCACGTTTGAACCCGATGAAGGGTTGAACTTGCCTGACAACAGTTGAGTGTTGACAGTCTTAGTCAGAACTCGGCTTGCCTCGAAGGCTTCTAGGAAGACCCGAGCCACTTTCCGAGTGACGTTACTATTAAGATTGTTAGCCATTTTACCTTTTCCTATTCAAATGTTGCGCCTTGTGGCCCTCTAGGTTTGGGGGCAGTTCCAGCGCCGTGTGGCTGCTCCAATGGATCAGGAGCAGAATTTACCTTGGGTTTAAGAGCAGCAGCTTTCTGCTTGACCGTAGTCGCTATATAGACAGCCGCCCTTGCAGGTGACATATCCTTTAGCTTCTCTAGCTCTAAGAGGTTCTTAGACAGATAAGTGGTAATCAATGGCCCTTGGTCTTCCTCAAGAATGAAATTAGCTACATCATCTTGAATACCAAACTGAGCTATTGTGTTACCTGCTGCCTGCAAATCCTCTGACTTAATCCCTAGCTTAGTAGCCCTTTGGGAATAAGACTGAACCTTCTCAGTCAGTGCTTCTTGCTGCTTCTGGGCTTGCTGTTGGCGCAGCATTTCTTGCTGTTGCCTCAAAGCCTGTTGCTGCGCGTCATACTGAATCGCAGCCTGCATAGCCTTGTCCCTCTGTTCTAGCTGCCTTCTGTATTCCTCGTCAGAAACTGCAAAAGGGTCTGGAACGTCTGGGACTTCCGGTCTACGCTGTTCAGGAACTTTCGCTTCTAATTCTTCAAGCCGCTTTTTAAGGGCCTCTGCCTCTCGCTCCTTCTCTCGGAGCTTAAAGACCTTCTTGCCCACAGCCTCATCAAATATCCGCTGCTGTTCTTCACTGAACTTGATTTGTTTATCCTGAGTCTCCTCAGCCTCGGGTGCTGAATCCGAATCCTGTTCCTCAACAGAATCTTCAGTTTCGACTACCTCCTCTACTACTTCCTCTACTACGTCGTCGGAATCATAGGTGTAGTTGTCTTCTGGTTGCAGCTCGCTCATGTTTTGCCCCTTACGGTAAATGCCACGAAGAAAGGTCGTGTGCCTTATGCCGATAATACCATATTTAGGTAAAAATCAACACTTGTTAGCTAAATAGGCTAATATATGGGCAAATCCACCAAGGAGTTACTCATGAGCGATATATTGGACGCATTTGAAACAGACGACCCAGATCAGATGTCTGACATTTTGTTAGATACGATTGGACAGCTAATAGAAGCTGACAGGGCCGGAGATGGCCCTATCATTGAGGAATTATGGGAGAAGGTTGAGGATATGATTACGAGTTTGGTTGAGGCTGTTTAGCTGGCAATAATTTATTGCTCTGAAAAATCAAAACGTCTCATCGCATTCCAAAGCTGCTCTGGCTTCTCAACCCTAGAAGTGTAAAGCTGCCTCAAGGCCGAAGGGGCAGTCATATTCATTCTATCCGTAGCTTCTCTAGCAAGCGTTTCATCGTTAATAGCTTGATATTGCTTAAAAGAATCTAAATTTCTTAGATCATAATATTTTTGGTTAATATCTTTGTATGCTTCGTTTCCTGCCCTAGTTGTATCAGCCAGCTCTTGAGCGTCTTTTAGCTGCTGCTCAAACCCCTGATCAGGCAAATCAAGAAGGTATAGCATTCGCCTTTTCTTTTCGCTGTCAGAAACAGTATTCATGTTGGTGTCTAGCAAAAACTGAGCGGCGTTGCGCGTCCATTCCTTCTCTTTCCCTTTAACTGGGTCGCCTAAAGTATTATGAACCATTCCAGACATATTGCGGTAAGGATATGAATTGGTTAGCTTTTTTATATCTGGGTCATCTGATGACGCAATATCTTTTAGCTCTTTGAGCCTTCTAGTTTTTCCTATCAATGCGATGTCATCCTGAGCATTTGAATACTCTATCCAATCATTCACATATGGTTGGACATCTCTATTAAAAGCCTGATCAATTAGTTTTGCTGCTGAGTCTGGGCTACCCCCACCGCTACGCATTTCCGCACTAGATACAACGTGTTGCATTTCATGCACCATTGAGCCTAATGGCCTATCAGCATTATCCCATCCATTACGCAAACTAACATTTAAACCAACCTCACCTGTGCGCGGTTTTACATACCCGCCTACAGTATCATTCGGGTCTGCATAAACATTGAAAGGTCGGTTTGCTATTGCTGGGTATGCCTCAAACAATTCAGGATGTGAGAAATAATCACTTACTACACCTTTTAATCCTTGCTCAGATGTCGCTGGATAAGTCCCTGCGGCCTTCAAGTCATTGAGTATTTTGCCTCTGTTAAGAAAAGCATTGGCATCAGGTATCTCATACATCCAGTTACCATCTAAGTTCTTCTCCCATCCTGTTTGCGCTTTGATTTCAGCAGGGCTAACACCACGGTCTGCAAGTTCTTGAGCTGCCTCCATAGCTTTTAAGTCAGCAGTCCTAGAGTTAGGGCCAGCAAATATATCTGAACGCACAGCGCCTTGTGGAGCTATCATGCTGCCAGCTATAGAGCCTACCAAACCGCCAGTGTCGCCACCATACTGCTGTCCAAGCTGACCACCTAACTCACCGCCTGCGTAACTGACAGACTCTCTGCCGACCACACTTGGAAGTTGACGCAAGGAAGATGCAATGCCTGTTACAACCGCAGGAGCTATAGAGCCAGCAGCATAAGTGACAGAACTAGGGTCAGACTCTACGCCTAGCTTATCTTTAACCATTTCTGATAAATTGTATGGCTGAGCATTGCCGCCTGTGGCCTTGTTATACAAATAGGCAACGCCCTGCGCACCCATATCAGCCAAGCCTAGAGTGCTATCAATCACCCCAGCATTAAACTGACCTAGCTGATTTGCAAACTCTCTTCTAAGACTAGACTCCGCCACGGGCAATATCCATTAGTTGCGCTGTTGGGATGCTTTGAAGCATAGCCTTGCGCTGTTGCTCTTCCATCATGTCAGACATCTTCTTCTGGTTGTCTAGCTGCTCACCCATTGCCTGAGCGGATGTCTTGTCTATGGTAGCGTTAGCTTGTTGAGCCTTGATCTGTGTCTCCATGCGCTTAGTCTCAGCATTGAAGGCATCAATCTGGTTGTCAGCTTGGTCGCCTATCGCTTGGCTCTGGAGCTTCTGAGCTTCGATTTGTAACTTCATCTGCTCATTCTGTAGCTTGGCTTGTTCGATCTGAGCCTTAAGCATTTCTGCTTGAGCCTTCATCTGCTCTGCCTGAGCTAGAACCATTGCAGGGTCTGGCTGCTGTTGGCCTTGCATCATCTGTTGTTGCGCTGCCATTAGCTCCTCTTCAGTCATCTGAGACTGAGGGATTAAACCTTGCTGCATCATCTGTGCGCGCTTTCTTTCAGCTATCTGATTAGCCGCAGGAGTATTGATGTTCTGCAATAACAGGTCACCAGCTATCTGCATAAGTGACGGATCAACCTGAGCCAGTTGAGTGATAGCCTCAAGAGTCTCTTGTTGGCGGTTCTGGAAGCTAGGCCCTGCCCGACAGATAACGTCATACACACCAATGGACAAGTCATTGACCGTAACCATCTCACCAGTTTCGTTATCAATAACAGTCTGGTTGATGTCAGCCATATCATAGGTGTCGTCTTCACGCAGCACACGGATAGTGCGTGGCGTGTCATAGACTTTAGGGATAGCGTCCTTGATGAGATTACCAGTGGCCTGAATAGCTATCTCCATTGCACGAGTGTACTGGTAGGTAGCATTGTCTCCTTTGTTCTGGAGCTGACGGATTGCCACCCCTGATTGTGCGTTGGGGTTGTCGCCCATATTCGCAGCAAACATACCAGAGGCTGCGTTCATCATGCCCTGCATCGCAGTAGCTACAGTCCTTAGACCTGCGTTGATCTGCGCGCCACCGTTCTGTTGTGGTACTTGTGGAAACTCTGGGTCAGGGTTAAAGAACTGCACTGGGTCAGAGTTAGTGTTAAGCGTAGCTATTTGGTCTTCATGACCAGCAGCCTGAGTAGGAGTCATCCAGTATTTAGCCCTTGGAGCTAACGCACCTTCCTCAATCTCACGGCTCATTGCGTAGTTCAAGACACGCTGAGGATCAAGCAGCTTCTCTACAACACCCCAGTAGATTGTCTTATTCTCAAAGACTTTGTAGTTACCATAGACAGGCACAACAGGGATGCGGTTGAACACTGTGTCCTTGTCATCCTCTAGCCAATCCTTGCCGTCAAAGTACCTTGAGCAGACCTTGTGCATTTTGCGCTTGCGTCGGCGTACCTCAGTGACTCCCATCATCTCTAGGTCGTCTCTGATCTTCTCAAAGTCATCATTGACTTCGTGGGTCTGACCGTTAGACATCAGTACCAATTCACGGTCTTCTGACTCAAGATACAGGAACTCACCCACCACAATGACTTCAGCCTTGTCGTAGTATGCGTCGCCTTCACGGTCATCTGACACAGACTCTTCCGAGCCTTCAGGCCAGCGGTTCTGGTATTCATCAATCGCCATTGGATGCAGGACAAACGCATAGCGTGAGTCAGACTTATCTTGCTTCTCTGCCGCAGGGTCAAACCATACCCTGTCTAGCGGATTGGCAATTTTCTCAATCATGATGTCCTGATCGAAGGAGTTGTCATCTGCAAACTTGGAGCAGACACGCCACGCATCAAAACCACCTGTCACCATGCCACGGCAGGATTGAGCGTAGACTTGCTTAGCGTTAGAGAGATTCTCAATGTTGCGGATAATGCCGTCGTAGGTAGAGGCAATGTCCTTAGTGGCGTTACCACCAGCAGGAGAGACTCTGATGTCAAAGTCTGCTTGCTCAATCTCTGAGGCTACCTGAGAGACGATAGGGTTTACTTGGTCAAACGTGTAGCGTGGCTTGTTCTGGTTTGCGCTGTACCAGTATGGCTCCCACTGACCGTCACGTTTATCTAGGAACAGATGCGCCTCACGAGCCATCTCACGGTTATCATGGTCTGCCTGTTGGCAAGCAGAGAGAAGGTTGACCACGCTCTGATGGTCGTCGTATTTATCCTTGTAGGAAAGATCGTCTTCGGTGTATTCGCCAGACTCTTCCTTCTCTTCCATTCCGTTTTCGTACTCAGCCATAACCTAGCCCCAGCCAGAGAAATTGATTTTGACAGCCGCTTTCTTGACTGCCTTTGGTGAAAACATAGACATCATGAGCGCGTCTCCCATGTTAGGTGACGGTAACTCATAAGGCTTCTTTGCCATGTCTATCTTCGACATTATCTGGATTTTACCATTATTTGAGCGTTTTTGCGGTATTCTGCAAACTTCACTGCGTAATTGGTCTAATACAGGTATTTCACTGCTCAGAGAGATAAGCTCGTCGGGGTTGATGTACTCACCTTTAACCACAGCTCGGTAGGTAGCTTCAAACCTATCCCTTAGCTTCCACCAATACTGCGCCCTCTTGTTAAAGAACGTGTCCTTGTTGGTCTTGGAGTCTGAGCCAGAGTAGGGGACGTTGGCATCATCAGGAGTCTCTGAGCCACGGAACTGGTGCTTCTGCATCTTGGTAGACTCTAGCTCTTGGTCTACCTGACGCTTGAGAGATATACCTAAGCCGTCACAGTCCCAGACGAACCAATCAGCCTGCGCTTCACGAGCTTTTCGTAACGCCCAATCCATTCCCTCATTGCTGTCGCCTGTTACCTTTTCACACACTTCCAAGACTACAGAGCCTTTACGCAG